TTTCTCGCCCTTAGACATTTCACCTGTAGTCTTAGGTGTTTTGGATGACACACGTTTAGATGGTCTGCAAGCTGGGTAGCCTTTACGCTTCTCACCTTTCTGTCTGCCACAGGGCTTACCAGTTTTGGTGTCAACCCATTTCTCTTGGAACCATCTACGTAAGCTCATCTTCTCTTGCCTTTAGTATAACCGGGTGATGTTTTTTTTACACCACCTACTTTGACCTGACCCTTACATACTTTAACAGCGTATGCGTTTGCGTATGCAGAAGGGTAAACCTTGAACTTTCTTTTGGCAGCTGCTTTACCACGTGGACATAACTTACCCATCAGCGTTTCTTACCTCCATGCTTGCAGCCACATTTTGATCCTTTCTTGTGTGCCATTAGATTATCCCTTTCTTTCTAAGTTTTAGTTTATTTTTATGGAAGTCCTCAATGTTCTTGATATCTTGGTATTTTTTCTGAAGACTCTCAGGAATCATTTTGTTTTGAGCTTTAGCAAGCTTCTTTCTTTCCATGATGGAGTTGGTTTCATTAAACTCCATGTCAATAGTTCTAGCCATTAGCATTTCCATCTACGTAAGGCAAGAGCCTTTCTTGTAGGCTTGCCGTTTGGTTTTTTCATTGGGCCTTTTACGCCTTTCATACGGGCACAAAATGACCTCTTTCTAGCTCCTCCTCCGGGCTGAGGTGCTTTGAGGTTAGAGCCAGTAGCACGATTGTACTTGGCTCTTCCCTTCGCTGTCAAGCCGCCTTTGCGACTCTTCTCACCTCTTCCTAGAGACAGGCTTACTCCCTTTCTTTTTGCCATTTTTCCTTAGTTTTGCAAAGTCTGCTCCTGTGATCTTGTCACGAGGGGGTGCGACTCGTGCAATCTTTTTCTGGCCAGAGCTGTAGCCGCCTTTACCCTTTGGCATTACCAGATTCCGGGTATGATTTGCCCTGTCCAAGCGTAGTTGAGTAGAGCTGCGACTATACCTATCATAGCTAGTCTTCCGTTAAGCTCCTCTGCTGGATGCCATTTTTGATTTTCGTGGTTGTGGTGTGTCATTTCTTTTTCTTTTTGAGTGTTTTTAGTTTGTCCAGCATCTTCTTCTTTTCTGCTGGTGTCATGTTTTTCTTAGACTTTGGTCTACCTTTCTTTGAACCGTAGGTTCCTTTTCCCATTGGCATGATTAGAACTCCAAATCAGATCTGTCTAGTTTTTCAATTATGTCTTGTCTGTAAGCTGGATCTCTGTCGTAACGAGGATCGTTCATCGCTGCGACTAGCTCTTGCTGACTGCGGAAGACATCACCGCTTTTGGTTGGTGCTTTACCTGTAACCATTCTACCTTCTACTCCGTTTGCTGCCTCGTATTCTGCCTTGAGTCCTGAGACTGCTAGCTTGATAGCTTCGATGCTACCAGTTTCTACAACCTGATCGAAGGCAGAGATTGCAGATTTGTCAAGATTACTCTTAGACCAATTAATAATGTTTGCGTAAGCCTGTTCACCACCCGCTGAGTTCTTGATCTGATTGATCTCAGAGTCAGTTATTGCAGGGGCTGGTTCAGCGTTTACTGATTGTTGATACTCTGGGTTAGATTGTACTTCTAGATAAGCCTTGATTAGATCTTGGCTTGACATAGAAGAGAACTTAGCCAAAGTCTCGTCTGATAACTTGTTACCGTTATCAAAGTATTCTTTACTAGCGTCAGTGATGAGCGTAGCACCCTCGGAGAACTTAGGTTTCTCGTCGGGTTGCTCCTCTGCACTAGCTGTTTCTTCACCCTCACCCAGTTTCTTTTGTAACTCTACATAAGCTTTCTCTAGCTCTTGAGCATCTTTGTACTTACCAGCATATAGCTTCTCTTCCTGTTGAGATATCTCTTCTCCAACTTTGAGAGAGTCCTGTTCTTCTGCTGTAAGGTTATCAAGTGTAGTTACGTTCTGGGGTTCTTGGTATGATAGTGTTTCTGCCATGTTATTCTTGTGGTGGTGCTATGTTCTGTATGGCTGCTTGTGCCTGTTCAGCTATCTGTGGATTCTTTGATGGATCCATAAGCGGTGTGCCAGCTAACTGACCGGCTTGGTTGACAAGAGACTGGTTTGCTGCCTGAGCCTGAGCCTGAGCCTGCATTTCCTGTAGTTGCTCTGGTGTACGTACAAGGTTTAGTATGTCTATACCCTGTGCCGCTGCTAATCTCTTGATGGCTTCAGTAGGATCTATGTACTTCATTAGAGCCTCTGGGCCTAGTGTCTGACCAACAGTAGCCACAAATCTAGTAAGAGATTCGTTGTCCTGACCTCTGCCTAGACTATTGATACCAGCTACAATCTTAGGTCTTACTAATTCTTTTGGTAACTTAGGTATCTGATTACTACGCTGTAATATCAGCATAGTTCTGTTTAGATATGGTATGAGAAACTCAACCGTAAGCAGGCTAAACAAGCCACCCAACGATTGTTCTAACTCAAGCTGTGTAAGGCGTACCTCCTCAGCTGTAACTCTTTCTGCGTTCCTGATGTTCATAACCAAGAAAGCTTCAAGTATTCTTCTTTCGATAGTTGCTGCTAAGTTTGCAGCTGTAGCAAAGTCTGCTGTCTTACCGACTTGCACGACTCCTACGTCTTCTGGTCTACCCTGTATGATAGCTCCGTTGCCAGCTTTGGCAAGTGTCCCGGGCTTGGTAGTAGCAGATGGTGACACAAGAAATACAACTTTACTTGCTACACTTGCACCTTCTACGAGAGCTTGAGATAATCCATCAAGGCTCCTTAGATCCCCAATGAACTCTTCTACTCTACCACGTCCGTAATCTTCTCCGTCTACTGTATTGAATCGAAGCACTAACCATGGAGAGGCGTTTTTGGGTGCTGTGCTCTGGCTTCCGGCTAGTATCATGTCGTCTACCTCCTGATGCCACCTCCAGCTACCACTACTCTCATCCATCTTAACACAGGTGTATACCTCAGCGTCGTCTTCTCCAGCACCATATTCTGCGTCACTGTTGACTTCATCGTTAGGTGTAGGCGGTGCAATACCTAGTACCTTACGGCTTACCATTTCTTTGGTAATTATCTCTATAACATTACCGTTACCATCTCGTTCGACTACATATCTGTTTAACGGATAGTGTTTTAGACCATCCTTACCCATGAATATCAGGGCGTTACCAGATACAATCAGATGTTTCAACGCTTGGTGTACGACAACTCTGTCATTTGATGCAGCGATATATTCCATAATCAGTCTCTCTATCTTGGAGAATGATAAGTCCATTTCACTTTTCAATGCAGGGTCAAACTGTTCACCTAGCTTGTCTTCTCTCATCTGTAGTTTGAAGAAGGCTGTCTGTGGTGGTAATATTGCTAGCATAAGTTTTGCTGCAAGTGTAACCACTGCCTTTGCTCCTACTGACTGATAGGGTTGGAGTAGAGTTCTCTTGCCGGTTGCGTCGTCATCTTGTCTGACGAGATAAGGTAAGGTAAGTTCTGAACACTCGACTGCTGTATCAAGAAACTGAGTTCTACCTGATGACAACATCGAGTATTTAGTCCTTGCCTTATACATTCAATCCTCCTGACTCAGAGCCGGTTTCTCCACCGCCTGTTCCAAGGTTGATCTTGAGAGCATCTGTGCCTGTTCTCTGGGCAGCCCCTTTGGGGTCTTTCTTAGCTGTTGTACCATACTCAACGCCTGCTACTTCATCTGGATCTAATAGTTCCTTTTTAGTAGGTAATCTACTAGCTCTTGTTAGGTCAGGGTTTCTTGGTTGAATAGGTTGTGGTGCTGGTGTGACTGGGGCCGGTGCCCCTGATCTAAATATGCACATCGTCGTTTAGTATTGATTTAATATATTGTACGACCGACTCTTGGCCAGCTCTGTACATAATGGAGGCATGATCCTCCTTGGGGTGGACTGGATACCAAGCGAACTTAGACTCCAGATCCTCTACTAACTTCTCAAGTTTCTCTGAATAAAACTTAAGCGTATTGTGGGAGGTTTGTATTTGCATGTTCAAAGAACGCTGGCATGCGAGCTGCTTTTGTGTCGGCAAACTGTGGTGCTTTGCCTTCATACATCAGCCGGTCGCTCGCATCCAGCCAAAATGATTTGTCTAGGTGTTTGTCCGGTGAAGTTTTTAGGGGTTGTAGTACCCAAGATATAGTTGCCTTCCGAAGCTTATCCAAAGAATTGCTAGGAACAAGACCCAGCTCACGACATACGAGACTATTTGTTGCCACGTGAATTTGTTCATCTCTGGATATATCAGCTGATACTGTTCTGAGAGCAGCGTCACCAAGAAAGCGAAACATAGGCAATAGAACAAAGAATATAGCTCGCTCTGCAACG